GAGGATGACGCTGATGTCCTGCCCGGTCGTGTTCGCCACGGCGGTCAGCGACGCGGGAACGGCCGGGGTGAACGTCGACCAGTACCAGACGGGAACCACCGAGTAGGTGACGCTGATCGTCTGCCCGTTCGCGACCGTGGCCGTGAAGTTCGTCGCGGTTGCCACCTGCGTGCCGCCCGCGGGGACGTTGACGCTTGTGACGGTGCCGCCGGTGATCGTCACCTGCGCGGTCTGGCCGGAGTTGTTGGTGTAGGCGACCGTGCTGGCCGGGACTACTGGCTGCTGTAGCATTGCGTAACTCCCTAGTTACTCAGCGCGGCATGACCCACGTTGTCCTGGCCGTCGACGAACGCGCGCAGGACGCTCGCGCCGTTGAGGATGGCGTACAGCGGCCCGGCGCTGTCGAGCACGATCGCGGTACCGGGCAGGAAGGCCTGCGGGTAGAGGCTGTAGCCCGCGCTCACGTCGCCGGACCCGTAGCCCGCCACGCCGCCGGTCGCCGGCTCCCCGGCCGTGGCCGTGGCCAGCGTTCCCGCCGCCGTGGTGTACAGGGCGGTGATCACGTACCTGCCAATCGCCATGCCTCACCGCCTCCTCTCAGTACGCCGTCGCCGGGACTACCTGGACGCTGGAATGCGCCGGGGCCACCTGGGCGACGGTCACCAGGACGGCCGAGTTGTGCGCCGAGTTCAGGCTGTTCACGGGCACGCTCGGCGCCGTCGGGGCGCCGCTGACCGTCACCACGTCGGACGTGCCGGCGGGGTCGACGATGAGCACCTGGCCCTGCGCGAACGCGGTGTTGGTGCCCGTCGGCGCGAACGTGAGCGCCGTCCCGCCCGCGGCAACCGACGCGCTGATAGCCGGCAGCGCCCACGCCCACGTCGGCGCTACGGAGTAGGTGATGCTGATCGTGCCGCCGACGGGAACCAGGTAGGTGCCCGCCGTGGTGCCCGCCTGGACGGCGTTGACGAAGACGAAGGTCAGCGTCCCGGCTGAGATCGTCACCGCGACGACCGTGCCCGTGCTGTTCGTCACCGGGACGGTGGTCAGCGGGACAGCGGGGCTGCTCACTGCCGGCGCGGCGAGGGTGAACTTCCACTCGCAGCGGGCACAGCGGAAGATCATCCCGTTCAGGTCGGTGAAGGGCGCGGCGAACCAGCAGCGGGGGCACCGCAGCTGCGGCACCTCTACCGGCTGGATAGTCGCGCCAGTGTCCGGCATGGCTAGCGCGCCGCCCTGGCACGGCGCGGGGGCAGGTCAAGGGCGTCCGGGGACGCCGGGCCGGTCAGGTGATCGTCCATCTCCGACGGCTGCGGCGACATGGCGCCCGCGGTCTCCGGCGCGCGGCCGTCCTCAAGGACACTGATCTCAGAGCTCTCCGGCGGGTCCGGCCGCGGCAGGTCGGAGCCGGGCGGGGGCATCACGGGCCGGAACAGGCGGCCGGACAGCTGGCGGGGCAGCGGCCTGCGGACAGGCTCGCGGGAGCCGCCTGGGCCGCTCAGCTTGCGGACGGCCGAGACCATGCGCCCGTCGCAGCCGGGGTCATGGCGCTCGAACTTCCGCGCCTCCTCCTCGGTCAGGTAGACCGTCTCGCCCGGCGGCACCCGGTCGGTCTGCCGGTCCGCGTCGCCCCGGCGGGGCACCGACAGCCAGGTAAGCGCCTCGTAGGGCTCGCCGACCCGGCCGGCGGGGCCGCTGGTGGCCGAGTCGCGGGCGAGCAGCTTCTTCAGGCTCTCGCGCTCGGCGGAGGACAGCGGGTCGAGGGCGGGGACCGCGGTTGCAGTAACAGGCATGTCTAGACTCCGCTCAGAAGCGCGACCGCCAAAGGCTGATCGAGTCCGATGGCCGAACTGCGCTGCGTGTCCGACCTCCAAATCTTGTTCGATTCCATCCGATAGAGCGGACCGGCCTGGAACGGGAGTTCGTCGGCATAGAACCCCGCCCGCTGCCGCTGCATGACGATCGCGTTGCCCGCGGGCACCTGCCGGCTCCACATCACGTCAAGGTTGAGCACCTTGTTCGGCATCACGCCCGTGTACTGAAGGTTCTCCGAGGCGATATCGCCGATGTAAGGCGCGGCGAAAGTGCTGCTCTGGATAAGAGTGTTCTTCGTCCCGTGATTGATGATCAGGGTGTCGGCCTCAAAGCCCAGCCACTGAGTCACGCCGGACGGGGAGACGATATTCGCATTCTCGACCAGGTAAATAGCCTGGGCGATATCGGAGCGAATTGTCGCCGACGCGGATGCCCACGGGTTCGCGACGGCGAGCGTCTGAATAGACGCGTTCGCGACTACCGCCGAGTAGAACGCGGTGTTCCAGCTGTAGACCATCGTGTTCTTGACCTGCTGCAACTGCCTCGTCACAGGGTCAACGGTCTGCCGGCGCCGCATCTCGTCGGACACCATGATCGCCATGGACCGCTCGTGCGAGAACACGACTCGCGGCACGCCGATCGAGGTCGGCACGACCGGCACCTCGCCGAATTCCGGCCTGATCTCCGGGAAATCGTCGGCGTAAAGCGGCGTGCTTTCCGAGTACCGGACAGCGCCGCTGGGAGCGGCCCCGCCCATGCGGAGCACGCTGTCCATGATGAACTCATTCTCGGTGATACTGAGGATCAGCTGAGGAATGACGAGCGGGTCCTTCAGCAGTTCCGAGACGGTATACCGCGGGGAATCGCTGTAACCTCTTGCGCCAGTGGGCATCTGCCAGTCCTCTCAGAAGACCCGGGCCCGGCCCAGGAAGTAGACCGCGCTGCCTTGGCCGCCGATCTGCTGGGTGAGCATCGCCGAGGACACGCCGCCGGGCATCGAGCAGACGCCCACGACCTGGTCCGCTGCCGGGCCCGCGCCCGCGCCCGTGACCGCGCCGCCGGTCGCGCCGATGATCAGCTTCTGGCCGAAGGTGGCCTGGCCGACGAACCAGCACCAGATGTCGTAGCCGCCGTAGTAGACGGCCGCGTAGTCGGTCAGCACCGAGATGTCGATGAGCGGCTGGCCGTAGCTGTTGGCCGCGCCGGTCTGCGTGGTAACGACGTTCGCGTCGGTGCCGGCGACGCCCAGCACCGTGGTCGCCGCCGACGTGGCGACCTTCACGGTCAGGTCGGTGGTGCCGGCGGTGGCGGTGTTCGGCATGACGAACTGGCCGCCGTAGATCAGGGTGGCAACCTGGAGGTTCGCCGGCCCCCCGGGCTTGTAATGCGGCAGGACCGCGGTCACGGGCGGGCCCCTTCCTGGTTGCGGTTGCTCACTTGAGGCCGGTCATGTTCTTGAAGCCGGCCACGTACTGCGCGCGGGACGCCTCCGCCTCTTCGCGGCCGGCGTCCTCCGGCTCGTCCCTCGGGCTGCCGAGCTCGACGTCGAGGTCGAGGAGCCGCGCCTGGCGGGCGTACTCGGACAGGACCCGGCGCATGATCGCCCCGGCGTCCACCGTCTTGCCGTTGGACAGCTCCACCGCGTGGCCCGCGCCCTCCAGCAGCGGCCGGGCCAGCTCCGTGATGTACGGGGGGACCCCGGCGTCGGCGAGGCGCCGCTTCTCGCCCTGGAAGTCCTCCTCGCGCAGCCGCGCGGTGACGACGGCCAGCTCCCGGGCGGTCTCGTCGGCCTTCGCGTTGGCCAGGTCAATCGCGAACTGGGCCTCCGCGCTCATTCCTGCGGCCACGGGCTCCCTCTCTGGTTCTGGTGCGGGGGCTTCCGTGCCTGCCTCGAACTCGGCCTCTAGCGCCGCGAGGTCGTCATCGGTCATGGCGGCGATCTGCGCGGCCAGTTCCTCGGCCTCGGCGTCGTCCGGGTCGGTTCCGGTCTCGCCGGGCGCGGTGAGCGCCTCCAGCTCGGCCGGGGTGACGACCGTGCCGCCTGCCTCGAGTGCGCTGAGGACGTCATCGGGGAGCGCCAGGAACCTGTCCAGCCGCGCCTTCTGCTCTTTGGTGAGGTCCGCCATCTCGGCGCCCCCTTCCGGGTCGGCGCCGGCGGGGTCGCTGGCGGGATCTGCTTGCTTTTCGGCGGCCTTCGCGGCTTTTCGCCCGGCCTTCGCCGCCTTGCGGGCCGCCTTGTCCGGCGGGGGCGCGGTCAGGTCCGTGAACGACTCGGCGGTCAGGTCGACGACGGTGTCCGGCACCGGGCTCGCCGCCTCGATCGCCTCCCATGCGCCGAGGCCGGGAATGCGCGGGTCCAGCGTCCCGAGGACGTGCTGCACGGCGGTCTTGAAGAACTGGCCGTCAGAGCGCGCGTAGTCCTCCACGATCCGGGCCGAGACGCCCAGCTTCGGGTTGGCCTCCAGGACCTTGCCGCCCGCTTCAGTGGTGCGAACGGTCACGTACAGGCCGTCGTCGCCCAGCTCCATCCCGGCGACTTCCCCGCGAAACCTGTCGGGGTCATTCGTATGCGTGTTGGCGCTGTCGGCAAGCTGGAAGGCGACTTGATCGTAGGCATTGCCGCGGAACGCATCGACTAGGCCGGACAGGTAGTCACGGGTGAACTTCAGCGTCCTGCCCTTGTAGTCAATGCTCCCGATCGGCAGGAGCTTCTTGCGCCACGTCTGCGCGGCCAGTTCCACTGCCGCGTCGGCACTGAAGGGGGTGAGGACGGCAGAGGTCATCTCAGGCCGCTGCCTTCGCGCCGAACTTCTCTGAGTTCTTCGCGAACGCCAGCGCGCGGGCGGCGGGGAAGCCCTTCGCGATCAGCTTCTTGTAGATCGCCCGCGCCTTCGGGCTCAGGCCGCCGGCGGCGTCCTTGTCGGTGTCACCCGTGATACTGGCGTCGTTGTCGCCGTCGTTGTCCGGGTCGTACTTCGCCTTGCCCTTGCCGGAGCCGGAACTGCCCGCCGTGGTGACCCGTGGGCCGCCCCCGGAACTGGTCGCCGGGGTGGCGAACGTGGCACTGCGCATCGCGGGGATGCCGTACTCCGCCATCAGCTCCGTCTGCTGCGGCGGTGGTTGCAGCGGCGCGTCCTGCTGCCGTCTCGCGGCGCTGGTGATGGCCCCGTTGTAGGTCCCGACGGCTTCCATCAGGGCGGTGCGCTGGATGTTGCGCGGGGGAAGGTCCCTGCCGCCGACCGTGGCGACCCACTTGCCGTCCTCGGTCTTGCGGAGGCGGGCGATCTCCGCGCCGCCGTTGCGGTGCCTGAGCACCGAGCTTCCGTCCGGCTGGCGCTCCGGGCGCACGTCCACGGCCTCCCGGACCGGGTAACGGCGGGGAGTGAGCGTTCCCGTGGCCAGCTCCAGCGCCTCGCGGGTGCCGTTGGCCATGGTCGTCGCGGCGGGTTGCTTCGCGGGGCCTGCGGGACCGGGCTGGGCACCGTCGCCGGGAGCGCTGAAGCGGGCCGCGGGGCCGGAGTAGCCGCACTGCGGGCACTTCAGGGCCTGCCCCTGGCTGTCGTCCTGCGCGCCTGCGGCGAGGTAGATGCCGAGGTCGGCGTCATTGGCGAGGGACTTGCCGGCGGACAGCTTGCCCATGCCCGCGTTGCCGTAGCGCTTGCGGCCGATGTAAGCCGCTAGGGCGTCGGGGTCCTTGGCACCGCGTGCGGCGAGGGTCGTGGACAGCTTCTTGAATCGCGTGCCGCTGCCGAGCTTTGGCGCGGCCAGGTCAAGGGACGCCGACACGTGTCCTTCCCGCCAGCGCGCCTGCTGTTGTCCACAGCGTAGTCTCTCGCACGTGCAGATGCACGCGACGAATGCACGTGCACGCCGTTAAGATCAAAAAGCAGGGCCGGGCACGGTCAGCGCGCCGCTAGACATGTGCCCGGCCTCTCGCGTGCCCTTGCGGGATAATGGCGGCATGGAAAACGGCGCGCTGACCCACCCGCAACCGCACGAGGACATCAGGGGCACCGACCGCGAGGACGACCTGCTGTCCCTCGAAGAGGCGGCAGTTCCCCGCAGGCTGATGATGGGCGGCATGGCCAAGTGCCTCCGCGACGCGGTGCTCGTCGGGAACCAGGCGCCCGTGGTCAGGCGGATGTGGGAGCGGATGAAGGACCCGCAGCCTGGCGACCTGGTCATCGAGACCAGCACTTTCTACCGCCGCAACGAGGACGACCGGGTCAAGGCGATGGGCATCCTGGTCGCGCACCGCGTTGAGTGGTGGCAGACCGACGCGGAATGGGAAGCCGAGGTCGAACAGGAGCGGGCCGCGCACGAGGAGTTCCTCCTCAGCTCGTACGCCCAGCCCGGCGACGGCCCGTCCGCCGTGTAACTGTGCTCGGCTGCGGCCACCGCGAACGCCGAGCCCTTCAGGTCACGACTGGCGTACAGGCGCTTCCCGGCGGGGACGTCAACGCCGGCCATGACCCACTCCGGGTCCAGTTCCCCTGCCTTGCGGGTGGCATGAAAGCCGGTATTAAATCGGCCAGTTCGTCCGTCGCCGTCGCTGGCCTGCGGCGGAAGCGCCGTGTCGGGCGCACGGTCGCCGTGCCGTTCGATCTCACCGCTCATGCGTCGCACCTATAGTCGTCAGCTGCTCTTCTGCCTCGTTAAGGGTGAAGCCCCGGACGGTCTCGTATCCGTCCGGCACCTGCCCGTCTCGCGTCTCAACGAAGTAGCGCCCGTAGGTGAGCGCGCCGGGGTCGCGGCGGCGGGACCTGACCAGCCGCAAGCCCCTTCGCTCGGCAACGCGCCGGAGCCTGGCCTCCCGGACCTTCTCCTCGGCGCTCATGGTCATCAGTCGTCTCCCAGCATGGCCAGCAGCCTGCCCTGCCACGCTTCCCAGCGGTCGCGCAGGTCCTTCAGCTCCGCCTCTTCCTCGCTGGTCAGCTCCACGTTCGGCGTGAACGTCTTGCCGTCACCGAACATGGACGCGTACGGGGCGGCCGGGTCGTCGCGGAACTTGACCCAGGCGTACGGGTAAGGCCCCTCGTCGTCGTTTACCTCAATGCCGGCCATTGCCTGAGCATATCGGCGGTTACTTTATCTTCGATGCCTGCGCCGTTGCCGTGGCAGCCGCCGCATACAGGGCGCTGATCTGAGTGTTCAGCTGGGCGATCTGCGCCTTCATCGCGGCTGCAGATCCTGCCTTCGCGGGGGCGGCCGGGGCCTTGGCCGCCGCAGTCTTGGCGGCTGTCGTGCTCGCCTTCGCCGGGGCCGCTGCTGACGTACTGGACGCGACAGCGGGCGCGGTCGTCTTGGTAGTGG